TAGTCGTAAATCTGGCCAATGTCCTGTTCAGTTACTTCATACTCAGATAAAAATTGTCGCATCTGTGCATCGTCTGCCTTCCATACCTCTTGATCTTGCCATTCCGGTATTACGGTTAATAGCTTTTGAGAATGTTCAGCACGTAACTGATTGTCTGCCTCTACTTGTTTCTGTTGCAGCTCTTTCTGCTGCTCGGCTAACCTTTCTTGTGTCTGTTGTTTCAGGGCTTGGATTTGGTTTTGCTTCTCGCCAAACTTCTGACGCTGAAAGTTCCACTCCTCCTTATCCTGTAGTTCAAGCGCATTCCAATCAACTGACTGGAAATCTTCTAGCAACTGTTGCTCAAGGGTGGCCGTGATTGATTCGGCTTCTTGATACTTTTGCGCTAAATCCGCTTTGACCTTTTCAATTTCACCTTCAAAGGCTTTCCGGTTTTCCGCTAACTCAGTGGTTTTGCGGCGATAGTCTGCGTCTCGTTGGTTACCATTACGAAGTTCAGCAAGGGTGACTTCTTCTTCAACACCGTCAATCTTTCGAGTAATCTTGATATTTTCTAAGAAATCATCCTTAGACATATCAAGCGCTTCGGCTAATTGATCGACATTTTCATAGTGAAGTGTCTCGCTTTCTTCCTCGCCTGGCTCTTGATCATCAGACTCGTTTTGTTCAGTTTCTTCCGTTTCAGTTTCAACCTCGTCAGTCTCAACTTCATCAGAAACAGTTTGTTCTGTCTCCTCGGTTTCTGTTTGAACTTCATCTGCTTCCTGAGTCTCGGTATCTTGAGATTGTTCAGGCTGTTCAGCTAAAGTCATACGGCGCTCAATTTCTTGGGCTGCCGAGTCAACGTCATTTACTTCTATTGCTTCTGATGTAGCTGCATTGTCTGCTTGGCTTTCCATCAACTTACTCCGGCTAGGGGATATGTCGTCTCACGACGAGTGAACCCGTTAGTGTCTCATAGAAGCCGTTTTAGCTAGCTTCTGGTTATATTCTATCACTTTTTCGTCATTTATGCGGTCTTGGATATAGTTCACCATCTGGTCAAGTATCTGCAAGCCCTGCGTGTAGCAAATTAGCTCGTAATGATTGGATAAATCAGCGTGTTTAGCCTGTTGTGTCAGGCCATGCTCAATGCCTTTGAATATCTCCATCATTAAAGGATTGCCGAGTATTTCCTTTGCCTTTTGGGTGCGCTCCTCGGTTGTCATTTCGTGATTAGCCCACGGCAAATCTTCTGAGGGCTTTTCGTACTCATCAAGCCGACCCTTCAATATCTCAACCATTCTTTCAGCATGATTCAAATCACATTGAAGAAAATGCACTTCTTCTTTCAGTTTCTTATTAAACATTCTCATAGCTCCTATTGGTTGGCTATTCTCTTTATATTACTGGGGTCAAAAATCTGTATAGTGTCTGCACTAAGCCCCATAGGGTTGTAAAAAGTATCATCTTGCATGCCTAGAAATTGAATGCCCGCGTACCCTTCTTTTTTTGCTTTTTCTTGCTCTTTTATCATAAACTCAGAATCATGATGCTTGCCTTCTGCATCTATGATTTTTATATTATCGGGTAAATCAGCCTCTATTACTCTTGCCTCTCCCGTATTTATATATCTGTTTAGTTCATCATCCCAGACTCTTTCATTTACTGCCGCGTCATCTGCATATCTTTGCGCTATTTGTTTGTCGGGTGTAAATGTAACCACACCCCTAGTGTCTGGGCTTGAATACTCCCCTTCTGCCAATGGGTCGAAATCATCAAACTTTCTGCCTGTGCCATGATAGCCAATAACACCAGCCTGCCTACCAAATGGCGTAACAGGCACATCACCAGACCGTTTAGCCATTTGACGCACAAGACCGGCTATTCCTGCCGCGCTAGGTAGCGCCACTTTTGCCACGCTCGCAATGTCACCGACCACCGGCAAGGCTGTAGCCGCATTAAAAGCCGCCATGCCATAATTACCTTTTTCATAATCTTGTTTGGCATCTGATACCGCTGCCGCATCACCGATAAAGGGCAGCATATTTGCCCCTAAATTGACCGCTTGGCCTATGGTTGGGTTGTAAGCTGAATAAGGGATATTAGCTAAAGGCTTTTGCCCTAGCTCTTGCATCATCTGAACAGGGTTATATCTGTTTTGTTGAGCCGCAAGTTTACCCAAAGTCTCAAGCTCTGCTTTGCGGTCAGGTGTAACCGTATAGTCTGGGTAATTTATTAAGTCACCTAGTTTTGGCATTATTCCATCACCGGCTCAACACCAATCGGCGTTTCCCCGTCCTCGGCGTAGATCACGCGCTTAGGTCTGTTCATTTGACCGGCAAGCGTCTGTAGTTGTTCATTGAATCCGGTATTCATACCCTCTAATGATTCAATGCTTTCAATTCTTACCTTGTCCAGTTCGCCTAATATGCCATTGATAGCAGCCGTTAAATTATCATCATTCTGCTGCTGTTGTGCGGATAAGACAGAGTTAAGCACTTCCTGAACGCTTGCACCGGCCTTAACCTGCTCAACGGCAAGCTGTGTCTCAGCTTTAGTGTCAGCCTCGTATCTGTCAGCCTCGATCTTAGCGGCTTCTATGCTGCCCTGCATTCCTGCCTTGTATTCTTCTAATGCAAGCTCACGCTTTCTGATCTCAAGCTCCTCGATCTCCATCATGGTCTTATGCTCAAGCTCTTTATTGTCCATTAATAAGCGGTCTTGATTCATTTGCATTTCAGCCTGGGCGATGACTTGCTCAGGTGATTGCTGTGGCTGCTGCTGTGCTTTCTGTTGTGCGGCTTGCTGTGCTTCTTCTGAGTCAGGATCAGTCCAGTATAGAGCGACATTCTTCATATCTGAACGCTCTGTCAGTCGTGCCAATGTGTTGTATAAGTTCTTAGGGGTAACAAGTGGCGAACCCTGCATTAAGTGATTCTCTTGTTTCTCGGCCATTGTCCAAAGCTGCGAAATCTCACTGTCACGGTTGCCTGTACCCAATCCGACCACAACCGTCATATTCGTGCGGTCTTTCCATTCAATCGGGCTAACTTCTACAAACTTGTTATTTAGCTTAACAGGGATAGAGCGGTCATAGTGCTTAATCACCAGCTCATGAATCATTAAGAAAGCTTCTTTAATGCCGGTTTCAGCAAAGGTACGCGCCAGCATCTCAAGACGTTGGTTAGCCTGCTCCATAGCGCCCATAAACGCGCCCTTGGTAGACTTGGCTAAGGTATCAGCATCTAAGCCCATCTGCCCCTTGCCAATGCCCGTGCGAGTCTCTTTCATCTGGTCTAACAGATCAAGCATCGGCATTGATGAGCCAGCGGTAAACGGTACAGTCAGTGGATTGATTGAACCCATCTGTGTAACGCGCTTAATACCACCGGCGCGAGAGGTTAACAGGTCATCCATGTTTACCTTATTAAATAAAACTTCCTTCTCAGGGTTATTCGATAAGTACAGGTTATCAAGAATTTGACGCATTAATACGGAACGAATGCGCTGCAAGTCCATCACTAAATCAGACTCGGCTAACCCGATATGCTGGTGCGGCATAGGAATCGGTGACAAAGTAGCAATCGGAATAAAATCAATTGGCTCTTTATCTAGAATCTCGTTCCCTGCCCTCAAAACCTTCCATAGTTGGGCGCGTCCGTTTTCTTCCATATCCATACGGATATAACATTCATCAACGGTAATAAGCCGCATTGAATCATCGGCTTCTTCGTATTGTGTTGAGTCTTCATCATTTAGCTGCTCACGGGCTATCTCAAGCTCACCATCCTTTTCACCGTCATAACCTGGCAGCATCTTAACTTTTTTCTTATCAAACCCCATGCCGATTAGCTCGGATTGTGTCATAGGGCGTGAGTGGCTAAAGAATGGCGAATCTTTTACTGATAGGGAATTGGTAGCGCGTGCTACTCGGACTTCTTCATTAGGCAGGCAGGCAATCTTAACTTTCTTTTCGGTGGTGGTGACTTCAATCTTAATATCAAAGACTTCTATCTGGCCTTCAATTGGTTGCATGGTAATAGGGTCTTGCTGGATAACGGTTTCAAAATAACTGTCTTGCTCGATAACCTCAACACCATCTTGCTCAAAGACTTCTAATAGCTGGGCCTCGCTTAATCCCTCGTAAGTCTCTGTCTTGATTGTTTCTTCTTCTTCTACCCATATCTTAACGTAGGCATTCTTAAGCAACAGGCTAGACTTAATCCAGTTATACAGGATCATATAACCGTCATTTTCTTTATTGAAAACGTAGTTTATATAATCGGTTTCTTGCTCTGCCTGTTCTTCATCTTCTTCGCCAGTAGGGTCAAACTGTACAGTACGCTCACCCGATGCAAAGACACGCATCATTGATGGCATAATCCATTCAATTGTTTCCAGTACATCACGGGTAACGACTGTAGATAAACCGTCCTGCTCATCACCGAAAGGTCTACCGAAATAGTAATCCATCGATAATGCTTGATCATTTTCAAGGTCGGATGAGTAGCCACCAATAGAATTATTGATTTGTTCTTCGAGAATCGCGTTAAGCGTAGAGTCGTTAATCATGCAATTTTGCTCGCCCTGTAAGGGATTTAATTACGGTTATTATACTCGTCATTAGTGAATCAACCAAATCAAGCTATGCTGCCGGTATTATATGCTAAATCGCCGCCCCAATCTGTCTTGTTTTCAGTGTAGCCCTGTGCAAATTGTCTAAATCCGTCAGCGCCGTTACTGCTCCAATCGTGTAGCGGATATGACCTGAATACACCGTTCTTATCATCCCATTCATGACGGTAATTTTCTAGGCACTTGATACCTAAAGCGCATCGTTCTTTATCAAACCAGCATGACGGCATTATATCCCTAGTTACCTGTATGCCCTCGTTTACATCACCAATCCTCGGCACGACAACAATAGGCTTAACGCCAGCGTCTTCTAATATTTCCTTTCGTGACTTGTTATCTGTCGAGCTAAGCTCTGTTACTTCAACATCATGGGGCAGATAGTGTTTACCGTAAACTAGATCGTACTTCTCTTTTCGCTCTTTCAGTACCTTGGCATAGAATTTAAGGCTCTCACCTGAGTTTTCATAATAATCAATAAATCGATACTCTTTACCAATATGCTGCATAAACCAAATTGTGTTTTTATCATTGCGACCTAAATCCCAGAAGGTATGCACCTCGATACCTTGCTCTATTGGGATTCTGGTTAGTCTGTTTTCTTGTCTTGCCTTGCTTATCAGGTCGGCATAGTAAGCCCCTTCTATCGCCACCTCGAATGCTTCATTAGGTGTTGATGGATATTCGCGCTTCATCTTGTCCTTAAGTGTCGCCTTCTTAGCAACATACCAGCGTCTTTGCCCTGCTGATAGTGTTATCTCTTGATCTTCTTCTATCTCATCGAAATACTCTTGATCATCATCAGTAACCAATATATCGCCGTCTAAAGTATATTCAGGATTAGACCACCACGGCTCAAATATAAACTTAAAATCAAGACTAGATAGCTCTCTGTCGCCGTCCTCGTGCGCTCTCGCATCTTGCACCATTTCGTAGAAGTCTCCGCCGTTTCCTTCTGCTGTCGATTCAACAGCGATAACCCCATTCAATGGAACCGCCTCAAATGCGCCCGTAATAATCTCTTTTGCCTTCTCTGGATGCTTAGCAGCAATTTTCCCGAACTCGGAAACATGCAGGAATTGTAATGTACCTGAACGATACGATGTACTAACCGATATGCTGGAATTATTTGAGAATATAAACTCATTACTTCGGTCAGAATTTGCAGGTACTAAATTCCGTATACCCTCCGGTAGATTCTCATAAGGGTATTTAACCTTGGTTCTGAATATCTTTTTTGCATCGTCCAGGTTATGAGCAATGATACCCGCCGTGTAATCCTTGTTAAATACACAGGTGTCCAGCGCAAATATATCAAGAAACGTGGTAAACCCTCGCTGCCTAGCTTTAAGTATGACGTTTCTATACCAGAGATCGTAATATAACCGCTCTTGTGAGCTATTGGGGGTGAACTTAACGCGCCTGCCGTTCTTATCGATAATGTAATAAATATTATTAAGCCGCCACCATTGATCTGAATATTGATCGGCCAGCTCAACTATCGCGCTCACTTGGCAATCCTGTTGTTGGCTTAATAGATTCTATGAACTCGTGTTCGTGTGATACTTTGCCGCTTTGCTCAATTTCTTGTTTATCACGCCAGTTTGCTTTCTGTCTGTTCTTTAACCAGAAAATAGCTGATGTTGCGTCTGGTGGGTAATATTTAGTTGTAGGCACGACCATTGGCTCACCATTAGCATTGAAGATTTTATCCTCTGGATGGCTATAACCTAACGCTCGATTGTAGAGCGATTGTGCTACTTTAGCGTCTGCTTCTTCCTTGCCTGCCTTTATGGACTGTAAAAATTCCGGATGCTTCTCTTTCCAATTGTTGATAGTCTTTTCTTCTACCCCGAAAAAATCAGCCAATTGCATATCAGTAGAGCCTAATAAACACAGCTTAAAGGCTTGCTCTGGGTGTATGTCTTTATCGTACTTGGTGGGCCTGCCTGCTGGCATGATGATTTAGCTCCCGTGGGTTGGCTAATCGTCCGATTGTCTAAACTCGAACTCGTTTTCATTGGTGAAAGAATCGTCATCAGAATGTTGATCAATGAATAATGCCTCTTTGACCTTTTCAGATTCTTCCTGTCTTATGCGATTACCCATTTGCATGTATTCAAAATAGTCGCGCATATCAATAACTTTGTTTGCCATAACGCACCTGTTAGGGTGATTTAGGACAATAATAGCATTTCTATCGCTTTTTTGCGATTGTATCGCTTTTTACGCTCCTTCTCGACACGCTGTAGCTCTGCGACTAATTCCCTTTGTAATCGTTCAGGTTCTAGTAAATCATCAAATTCAGGCTGTGGCGCTCGTTTCTTGAGCTTTAACGGCTTTTTGATGTCCTCAATAATCTGTTCATCGATTTCATCATTAGCGGGTGCTTCCCACGGTCTGAGTAGTTCTGTAGTGACACGTCTTACACGGCGCTTACTTTTGCCGGTTGGTAATATGATCTGTTCTGTTTTGCCTGAAAAGTCACCGTAAAGACTGCGAGTGCCTCCGTATAGCCCAAATCGTGTTACCTGTGCGCCTGAGAGTGCCATCTAAACAATCTTGAAGGTATCGCCGTTAGCCATAGCGGTAGTTAATGCCGTAAAGGTTAGCAAGCCGGTTACATTGGCATAATCTGTTATATCCGTTGCTTCTCCCTCAGCATTGCCAGAAGTCACCACCATAACACGCCCTATTAACTGATCATCAGCATAACCTGATAGATTAGTTGTCGCTTGAGTAGTGCTTAGTGTGCCTGTAGCTGCTGAGCTATAAATAATACCCAAATTTAATTCAGTAAGTACGGCGTCTTGTGCAGACAATGTAGCTGGTATGGTTGTGCCTGTGTCCTCTAAAACAGACTCCACATCAGTTCTAATATCATCATAAACAAAGGTGACGTTGCCGCCTGAGTTATCAGTGATCTTGAATTGACCGCGTACATTCATAGTACCTGAACAGGTAGAGGCGACGATTAATTGTCCTGTTCCTGAGATACTGAATA